ACCGCATGCTTTGCAGTAGATCGGATAGACAGTCGCACCTGATGAGATGTTGGTGATTCCGATCTCAAGTTGATCTGACTCGCAGGTCTTGCACTTATCCACAGGTTGTTCCTTTCAAGGTTAAAAATCGCACATCGTGGCTGGGACAATGGGACACACCCTAAAGGTGTGTGTCCTGTCCTGTCCCAGGCTGCCTCGCCTTGTCCTCGGGACATTTGTCCCAGTTTGTCCCATCTTGTCCCATTTGTCCCACCCTATTTTTCAGTCCTTCGGACCATCAGAGTTGCTGCAGTGGCGTTGTCGGAAACCACCCACCCATGCTCATGCGCAACAATAATCTGAGCGTTTAGCAGGTTATAAATCAACCTGCCTTTTTTGCTTTCCTGAGCGTAAGTTTTTGCTGTCGATTCTGTCAGTCCTTCGTTTGTCGTCAGATATTGAAGCAGTGCGCTGCGCGAAAGATAAGGCATTTTGTCTCGGTCTTCAGCGCCAGCATGCCACCAAGCATTTGTGAATTTCCGAATATCTTTTTGAATCTCGGATTCTTTTTTCGGTTTTTGCTCAGGCGCATTTTCTTCAATCACAAATACTGCGCCTTTTATTTCCTCACCATCCTCATCAATCCAGCCTAGCGGCACTGTCTCCAGCTTGCCAAAGAACGGATTCGGAGGCTCTGCGTCCTTCATTTTGGTGCAGGAAATCTCGATGCTGTTGTCGTTCTTGGAGACCAGGATCGATGCGTCCAGCGAGGCCTTCCAGGCGCTGGAGCCTCGGGCTCGCTGCTTAGACTCGGCTGCATGCCCAGTGTGGTGATTGAGGCACACACTGGCGCTCAGTGCTCGGGCCACGATGTTGCAGGCGTTGAGCATGTTTCGGGTGTCCTTGGCGCTGTTCTCATCCCCAGACATGTGATTATTTACAGTGTCGATGAAGATTGCCACCGCAGCGTCCTGGGTGATCTCACGCACTGCGTTGATGATCTGAGCCGCAGCGGCTGGGCTGTCGATGTCGATGGCCTTGTTCGAGATCAGCAGGTTGTCCAGATTCTGGACACCGTTGGCCTTACACCAGGCTGTGACGCGCTGACGCAGACCATAGTTGCCCTCACCTGCCATGTAGACCACCAAGCCTGCCTTGGTCTTATGACCATGCCACTGCAAGCCTGCCGCAATGTTGCAGGCCATGTCCAGTGTGATGAAGGTCTTGCCAGAGCCTGACTCGCCGTAGACCATGCTCACGCCACTATCTGGAATCCAGCCCTTGATGATCCAGCGCAGTGGGGCTGGCTGCCCAAGGTAGGAGGTGGCTCGGGTAAAGAAATATTCTTGCGTCTCAGCCTGGGCCGCAGCAAGGATGAAGTCGGCAGATTCTGAGCCAATGCCGGTGGCCGCAGCCACATCGCTTTCTGGTTCGTACCTTCCAACTGACTTGACGATCTGCGCCAGCTCGGAAGATGGCAATGGAATCTCGCAGCGGGTCTCGTTGGCGATGGCCAGAGCTGCCATGATCTCGGCCTCGGTCATGCCGTAGCGCCGCATTGCGCCGCCCAGGGCTGTCAAGCCGTTGTTTCTGCTGCCCTGGATAAGACCGCCACCAGTGTTGGCCTGCTGGCGCTCTGCAGGTTTGCGCATGGCGCTGTAGGCCTTCATCCATGTCGTCGGAACTGTGAATGGAGCCACGCCATCAAACGGATCGCTTGTGGCTTCCCACTCGTAGCTGCGTCCTTCAATAGTGCTTGGGAATGCCACAAAGTAGCGCCCATCGGCCAGCAGATCGACACCTTCAGTGAGCTTGCACGATCTGATTTCTGGGATGTAATCGGCAATGTGATGGAAGCCTCCACCGGCTGTCATCTGCATTGCGCCATCTGGCACACGGCCATGATTGTCTGTCCAGACTGACCAGGATTCTTCGCCGCCGTTGCGCGGGTCAATGTCAAAGACGATGATGCCTGAACGCTCGCCTGCGGCAATGCCGATGTTGAAGTCTGGATTCTGTGCCCACCAGCGGGTAATCTGCTCTGGGTCTGTGGTGGCATCCTTCACCCCATGCTGGGTGGCTGGAACTTTCCCATTGGGAACCACCGGCAAGACATGCCAGCCCCATGATGCGTAGGTCAGTGCTGCTTCAGCTTTGCTGGTCATTGCTCCGGCCTTCCAAGTAGGTGGACAGAGCCAGCATGACCTTGTAGGTCGGATTGGCATCAGGGTTGTCGCGCACCTCTCGGATGGTGTTGTAGTGCAGCCCAGTGGCCTCGGCTACTTTGACCGGCATGCGGTCAGATAGGGCATTTCGTATCTGCTCCAAGCTCATCATTTTGGGTTTCCTGTAAAAAAAATTTGTCGAGACGTTGACATCCTACATTTTTTCGGAGTATAGTGCAAGCACACCACAAACAGATTCCCTGAAAGTGGTGCAAACCAAGAAGGAGAGCCAAGATGGCAATCAACGTGAAGACCACCGGCAGCCTGGCTGCCAACGGTGTGAAAGTCCTGGTCTATGGCCAGGCAGGGGCTGGAAAGACCAGCCTCATCAAGACGCTGCCAAGCCCAATTGTGCTGAGTGCAGAAGGTGGCCTGCTGTCCATCCAGGACGCCGACCTGCCGTTCATTGAGATCACCTCGATGACCGAGCTGCAGGAGGCTTACACCTGGCTGACCAGCAGCGACGAGGCCAAGGCCTACAAGTCGGTGGCACTGGACAGCATCAGCGAGATTGCTGAGGTCTGCCTGAACACCGAGAAGAAGGCCACCAAAGACCCGAGGCAAGCCTACGGTGCGATGCAGGAGCAGATGGCCGACATCATTCGGGCCTTCCGCGATCTGCCTGGCCGCCATGTGTACATGAGCGCCAAACTGGAGAAAACGCAGGACGAGATGGGACGGGTTCTGTACTCGCCCTCGATGCCTGGGAACAAGACCGGCCAGGCGCTGCCCTACTTCTTCGACGAGGTGCTGGCCCTGCGTGTCGAGAAGGATGGCGATGGCAATACCCAGCGTGCGCTGATGTGCGACAGCGATGGCCTCTGGCTGGCCAAGGACCGCAGCGGCAAGCTGGATGCCTGGGAGGCACCGGACCTGAGCGCAGTCATTGCCAAGATCGGAGGCAAGTGATGGCCAAGATCATTCACACAGGTGGGCCAGCGTTTCCAACGCCAGCGCACAATTTGCAAAATGACGGCATGACCCTGCGCGACTACTTTGCCGCAAAGGCCATGCAAGCACTGCTGAGTCATCCAGACGGTGACCAAATTTCAAATCCCGTAATCTACGCGCAAGCAGCATATGTACTGGCTGACGCCATGCTGGAAGTGAGGAAATCATGATGCACGCCGACCTAAAAACACTCAGCGCAGACTGGTTGCGATACAAGGCCGAAGAAGGCAATGCCACGACTGAGCGCCGCAAGATCGAGGACAAGATCGTCAAGTTGCTGGCCTTGGCTGAGAACTTCGAGGGCACCGAGACTGCGGAGCCAGAAGGCTTTGTGGTCAAGATCGCTGGCCGCATTGACCGCAAGGTCGATAGCGACAAGCTGCAGGAGCTGGCCGCCGAGCATGGCCTGACTGAGCATCTGGCACGGCTGTTCCGCTGGACACCAGAGATCAACATGGCACTCTGGAAGGCTGCAGACGAGACCATCACGCGCCCACTGGCAGACGCAATCACGGCCAAGGCTGGCCGCCCATCTTTCAAAATCACCATCAAGGAGTAAATCATGGCTTTTCTTGGACAAACTTTTGACGCAAACGAACTGCCGCAAGGCAATGGCGGAAGCTATGCACCGCTGCCAGAGGGCAACTACAACGCCAACATCACGCAGGCCGAGCTGAAGGACACCAACGACGGCACCGGCCAGTACATCAAGATTCGCCTAGACATCACAGGCCCAAGCCACCAGGGCCGAGTTGTGTTCTCGAACTTGAACATCAAGAACGCCAACGCCAAGGCCGAGGAAATTGGTCGCCAGCAACTGGGAGACATCATGCGAGCGATTGGCTTGTCGAAGGTGACTGACACCGACCAGTTGATCGGCAGCAGCGTCAACATCAAGCTGGCGATTCGTGCCGCACGCACGGATGAGAAGACCGGCAAGACCTACGAGGCCAGCAACGATGTCAAGGGTTATCGCGCAATCAATGGTGGAGCAGCCCCAGCGTTTAAGCCAGCCGCGCCTGCAGCATCACCTGCTCCAGCAGCACCGGCAAAGGCAGCACCGCCCTGGCTGAAGAAGTAAGCAAGAAAAAGCCCCAGGAACCGTGAGGAACCTGGGGCAATGTGGCAACTACAGGAAGGAGACGGGAACCATGAAGATACCCGAAGCAAATCATAG